CTTGTCCGCATCTTCGACGAAACACCCTGGGCGAAGAAGTGGCACCACCAACTCCTCCGGCTCGACGGGGCCGCTCCTTCGGTCGAACGGTTCAACGGGCTTTCGCAGCGCGCGGTTGTCGTTCCAATGCCCTATTTTGAGTGACAGCAGGGGCGCGGTTTGCTTAGTTTTCCAGCAGTAAGGGTGTCGTTTCATAGCAAAGGCCGGTCCTCGAGTGGGGGCCGGCCAACTTTTTGCCCGGATGCCGCGCGGCAAAGGGGGCGCCAACAGGCCTTTCTATGCTTCGAAGGGTGGACATAGCGGAAAGGGCGTTTGCGCGGGCGCACGCGCGATCCCGCGATGCGCAGGCGCACGCACGGGGGCGCACGCGATCACGCGACGCACAGGAACGCGTACACGGGCGCACACGCAGGCGCGACGCGCACGGGCGCACGCGTATACGCGCACGGGCGCACGCGCTCACACGCGCGATCACGCACGCGCGAGGGGCTTGTTGCAGCCTTGTAACACTTAAGCCACTGATTTTGCGGGAGTTCCGCGTTTTGCTACATGTAACGCGGCGGGGGATAGACTTATAGAGAGACCTTTAGAGAGCCAGAGCCTGCTGTATAATAATAATAATTTTATGTAATTCTCTATCTCTCTCTCTAAAGTGGCTTGGATCAAGGGTTTGGGCGCTACAACGATCTTGTAGCAGGGCGTTGCACCTGAAACTGCGGGTTTTTGTGGGAAATTCCTTCTGTCCCGCTTCTGGTGAGGGCACACTCCGCCAGCCATGCACCCCTTGCCCACCTCGGTCGAAGCCGTGGCCCGCGTGATCGGCGAACCCCTTGCCCTCCGGCTCACCGCCCTCGCCACGCACCGACAGCTCTACGTGCCCTTGAACGCCGCCTCCGATCATCCGCTTGTCCAGGCGATCGGGCCGCTTGCCTACTCGGCGCTCCGAAAGGAGTTCGGTGGGCAGCTCATCCCGTTCGCCCGGTGCCGCCCCGACTCCCGGGGCGCCGCACGCGTTCGGGCCATCAAGGCCGCGCTTATGGCGGGGGTGCTTCCTCACGCCGTGGCACAGCAGTTCGGTGTGAGCGCGCGAAGGGTGCAGCAAATCCTTTCGATGGCTTGCCTGCGGCACAACCCTTGAGCGCATGAGAAACCCCCGAAATTCGCCAGCGTGGAGCGACGGCGAGCCGAATGCGGCGGCGAGTCAGGCAGGCCAAACGCATCAGTTCGACTGCGCCACCCCCCCCCGCTTAGGTACTTCTCGCCAAGGGGTGCCAGAGGGTGGGAAGGAAGTTTCAGGAGGAAACTAGAAACAGTTTTTTTCGCCGCCGTTTTACTTTTCAAAACCGATGAAAGCCAAGACCAAGCCAAAACCAGAAATTGAGTCCGTGAGCGTTGAGGCGCTTATTCCATACGCTCGCAACAGTCGAACCCACTCTGATGAACAGGTTGCACAGATTGCTGCTTCGATTCGTGAGTTCGGATTCACCAATCCTGTTCTCATCGGAGCAGAGAACGACATCATTGCAGGTCACGGCCGCGTTCTGGCCGCTCGAAAACTTGAGCTGAAGGATGTCCCCTGCATTCGACTTGGGCATCTCACCGAAACGCAGAAGCGCGCTTATGTCATCGCTGACAACAAGCTCGCGCTCAATGCTGGGTGGGATGAAGAGCTTCTTGCAATCGAGCTTTCGTCTCTGCGAGAAGTCGGATTTGACCTTGGGCTGGTTGGTTTTAATGCGGAGCAGATCGAAGCCGCACTGAACCCGCCCGAGCCAGAAAGCAGTTTGAGCGACAACTACACTCACAAGGTATAGGCACCAGTCTATGAGCCAAAGGGGGACAAGCCTGCTGTTTCTGAGTTGATCGACAAAAGTCGCTCAGATGCTTTGATTGCTGAAATTGACAAAGCAAAGGTGCCGCATGAGGTTGCTTCGTTCCTCAAAGCCGCTGCACTTAGGCACACGGTTTTCAACTTTGAGAAAATCGCAGAGTTTTATTGTCACGCAGACAAAGACATTCAGGCTCTAATGGAGAACTCAGCCCTTGTGATTATCGACTTCAAAAAGGCGATGCAACTTGGGTATGTAAAACTCAAAGATGAGATAGCGGATGCACTTGAAGGGGAGCCTAACGAGGAACAATCCGATGAATAAAAGCTTTTGCGTGTTCATTATCAGCCACGGGCGGCATGATAAAATTGTTACTCTCAAGACATTAGCAAAACGCGGATACACCGGGCCGCTTTTTATTGTCTGCGACAATGAAGACAAGACCCTTGTTGAATACAAAAACAACTATGGATCAAAGCTCCTTGTTTTTGACAAACTATCGTACGCGCAGAAGGTAGACAGCTGCGACAATTTTCAAAACCGCAGGACAACAACTCATGCGCGAAATGCTTGTTTCGATTTCGCAAAACAACTTGGCTATGAGTTTTTTCTAGTGCTGGATGACGACTACACGGATTTTCGCTATACGTTCAACCGTCAGGGTGAATTTATCCGCAAACAGACTAAAAACCTCAACGGCGTCTTTGCTGCCATAATCAACTTCCTCGATTCTGATGAGCGAATCGACTCCATTTGCATGATGCAGACGGGGGACATGATTGGAGGAGAAAACTCCAGTCTTTGGAAGGGAAATTATTTCCCATTCAAAAACAGAAAGGCGATGAACTCGTTTTTCTGTAAGACGTCCCGGCGCTTTTGGTTCTTCACACGATTAAATGAAGACGTCAATACCTACCTGACTCTCGGAAATCGCGGGCGGTTGTTTTTTACGCTCCCAGAGGTGTACCTTCAGCAAGCGCAGACGCAAGCAACGGCTGGCGGTATGTCAGACGCTTATCTTGCAAGCGGCACGTATGTGAAGTCATTTTATACGGTTATGCTGTGCCCGTCCTTTGCCATTGCAACGGTAACAAGCAGCATGAAAAGACTTCATCACAAGATCAGCTGGAATAATGCGATCCCAAAAATTCTCGATGAATCATACAGGAAAGCATGAGCGCGCAAGCCCAGTCACCACACGTTCCAGCAGCCACGTTAGCGAAGCTGTTTGAGGTTACCGCTCAGAGGATTCACCAGCTTGCCGCAGATGGGATTCTAGTGAAGGCCGGGCGAGGGCAGTTTGAGCTTTGGCCCTCGGTGAGAAATTACATCCGTTTTCTCAGGGAGCGAAAGGTCAACCAGTATGGAGGCGGGAAAGACACTGACGAAAAAGATGCAGCGCAGGTGCGGCTTACGAAAGCGAAAGCCGAAATCGCTGAAATGAACGCGGCGCGGATGCGCGGCGAGTCGCTCGAAGCGGAAACCGTGGAGCGATTCGTAGGCGGCATGGTCATGGACGCAAAGGTGAAGCTGGAAGCGTTTGCGCACAAACTCAGCGGCCAGCTTGAGGGGGCCGATACACTCCCAAAGCGGCACGCCATCATCGATGCCGCCGTCACAGACGTTTTGAATGAACTCTCCAAATTCGACACTCGCCTCATCGTTGACGATTACGTCGCAACGCATCGTGAGCTTGTGGAAGCGCAGGCCGAGGCTGACGCCGAGTCAGTGGGCTGACGCATACCGGCGGCTTTCGAGCGAGGCGAGCGCAGAGCCAGGGCGATGGGACACGTCCCGGGCCGAATACCAGCGCGGCATGATGGATGCCGTCGTCGACCCCGAGACGGAACAGATCATCATCATGAGTTCGGCGCAGGTTGGGAAAACGGAGCTTCTCAACAACGTCCTCGGCTTCTTCATCGACTACGACCCCTGCCCGATCCTTGTTTCGCAGGCGACCAAGGACATGGCGGAGGCGTACTCGAAGGACCGGCTGGCGCCCATGGTCCGGGACTCCCCGGCGCTGGCCGCGAAAGTCAGCGACTCGAAGAGCCGAGACTCGGGGAACACAATCCTCCACAAGACCTTCCCTGGGGGACACGTCACCATCATCGGCGCTGAGTCCCCCACGGGGCTCCGCTCGCGCCCGATCCGGGTGCTCCTCATGGACGAGGTGGACTCTTACCCGGCAAGCGCAGGGGCCGAGGGCGATCCGGTCAGCCTGGCGATCAAACGCACCACGACTTTCTGGAATCGGAAGGTGATTTTGACCTCCACGCCCACAATCAAGGGCTTCTCCCGCATCGAGGCGGCTTACCTCGAAACGGACCAGCGACGTTTCTTCGTCCCTTGCCCGCTCTGCGAGGAACCTCACACGCTGCAATGGGGGAACGTCGTCTGGGGCGAGAAAACGCCCGCCAAGGGGGATCCGGCCCGCGCCGTGTTCCAGTGCCCGCATTGCTCCGGGTTTTACACAACAGGTCAGAAGAACGCGGCGGTCCGCCGGGGGCGCTGGATTGCGGCGGCTCCATTCCGAGGCAAGGCCGGGTTCCACCTGAGCGAGCTTTATTCCCCGTGGCGCACGCTGGCCGAGACCGTGCGGGACTTCCTAGAATCAAAGTCCTCCCCCGAGCGGCTGAAGACGTTCGTGAACACGGCCCTTGGGGAGACGTGGGAAGACGCTGGCGAGGTGGTGCACGACCACGAGCTTCAAGCCCGGGCGGAAACCTATCCCGCCGAGGTGCCAGCTCGGGCGCTCTACCTCACCGCAGGGATCGACACGCAGCGGGACCGGCTGGAAGTGGAGGTGGTCGGCTGGGGCTCCGGGGAGGAGTCTTGGAGCATCGCTCACCACGTCGTTTTTGGCGACCCGGACATTCCTGAAGGCACCAAGGGCTCGCCGTGGGATGCGCTCACCGACTTCATCCGCCGTCGGTGGAAGCACGAAAGCGGGGTAGACGTGTCCGTTTCCCACGCCCTCATCGACTCCGGGGGCTCAAACACCTCGGCGGTGTATGCCTACTGCAAACGCCACAAGGGCGACCGCATTTACCCGATCAAGGGCAAGGGCGGCGACGGGCTTCCGATCATCGGGCAGCGGCAGCGGACCCGGACGGCCAAGAGCAAGACGCCGGTGGACCTCTTCATTGTTGGGACGGATAACGCCAAGCACGTCATCCACCGGCGGCTTCGGATCAACGAACCGGGGCCGGGTTACTGCCACTTCCCCGCCGGGCGGGATCCAGAGTGGTTCCGGCAGCTCACGGCAGAGAAATGCGTCACCAAATTCCTCCGCGGGTTCCCCAAGCGGGAATGGATCAAAGCCGACGGCCGGCGCAACGAGGCGCTGGACTGCCGGGTGTACGCATTTGCAGCTTTTGTGCTGGCAGCGCCACAGCTTGACCGCGTCGCCTTCCGACTGAAGCAGCAAGCCGAACGGCTTCCCAAGCCTAAGGCAGCGCAGGTGAAGGCCCCAGTCGAAGAGGTGCCGCAGGAAGAAAACGCACAAGACGCGCAGGAGGATGAGGGGCAGGCTAAAGCCAAACCTGCCCGCGCTCGCAGGAGAAGCGGCTTTGTCCACTCATGGCGACTTTAACCAAAGGCGAAACCTTTACACTCTCCTGCACGGCGCGACCGGATTCGACCGTTCAGGCGAAGTTTGGCGGGCCGGAGGTGCACACCGTCAACGGGACGCTGACAAGCGAGCTTCAGGTTGACCCGGCAACAGGGACGCAAGCGCAGGTGTGGGTTGTGAACGCCGACACGACCGCATGGGCGCTCGGAAACTACGGTTATGAGCTTTGGGTGACGTTTGCGGACGGGACCAAGCGCATCGCGCTCCGGGGCAACCTTGTGCTCTTGGCATCGTTCTCCGCGCTCCCCAGCGGATCGAGCGCCGTCTCAAAGCTCCAGACTATCGTGGACTCCCTCGAATCCATGATTGCGGGCAACGCCCCCGACGGGGTGAAGAAATACAAGATCAACAACCGCGAGCTTGAACGCTATTCAGCGATCGAACTTCTCAGCCTCCTTAAATACTGGCGCGGGCGGCTCCTGGCTGAAAAGCGCCGGGCTTCAGGCGAATTGAGAATTGGGCGTCGCATCGAAATGCACTTTTAACGTATGGGTTTCCTCTCAAAACTGTTTGGCGGTGGAGGAACCGAAGAACGTTCGGCAACCGTTGTTGGAAAGCGCGCCGGGCGCATGATGAACGCGGCAGGGCTTCTTCAGCAGGCAGCCGCAACGGGCCGCCTTGAGCAGTCTTGGCAGACGTGGCCGACGACCCCAGACGCTCTGATTTACCAGAACTGGCGCGTTCTCGTGGCCCGCTCCCGCGAGCAATACGAGAACAACGACCACGCGCGGAAGTTCATTCAAATGGTCCGCGAAAACGTCGTGGGTCCGTGCGGCTTCGAGCTTCAGGCCGGGATTAAGGATCCGAACGGGACCACGGACATCCTCGCTTCCAAAGCGATTGAAGAAGCGTTTGACGCATTCAGCCGCAAGGGGACGTTTGAAATCACCGGCACGATGTCCCGCGCCGAAGTCGAGCGGCTCATCGTTGCGACGGTCGCCATTGACGGCGAGGTGTTTGCGGTGAAGGTGCGAGGCGCCGAAGCGCCAAACGGGACGTTTTGCGTCCAGCTCATGGACCCGATGCTTGTGCACCCCCAGCACTTCGAGCCCCTCGGGAATGGAAACTCCATCCGGCACGGCATCGAGTTCACCCCCGCAGGCCGCCCGGTGGCGTACTACTTCCAGCAATACGACGAGCGCCAAGTGGGCTACGTCCAAATGACATGGAAAAGCGCCATGCGGATCCCAGCGGAAGACGTCATCCACCTCTTCGTCCCCGAGAAAATCGGGCAGAAGCGAGGGCTCCCGTGGATGCGGACGGCGCTCTGGCGGATGCGGATGCTCTCTGGCTTTGAAGACGCGGCGGTCACCAACGCGCGGATTGGCGCGGCAAAGATGGGCTTTTTCCGCGACCCCAACATGGACAGCGAACCGGGGGACGAGCCTTTCCAGATGGACGCCGAGCCGGGCGTCTTTGAAGACATTGGGAGCAAAGAGTTCGTCCAGTTCAACCCGCAATTCCCGAGCGATAATTTCGACCCGTTTGTCAAAGCGATGCTTCGCAGCATCGCAAGCGGCTTGGGCGTTTCCTATAACAACATTGCCAACGACCTCACCTCGGTTAATTTCAGCTCGATCCGGCAGGGGGCGCTCGATGAGCGCGAGGTTTGGAAGGGGCTTCAGGAGTGGTTCATCTCGTCTTGGTGCTGGCCGGTCTACGAGGCTTGGCTTCAGATGGGCCTCCTCTCGAACAGCATCACGGTCGCGGGCAAGCCTTTGAAATTCGAGCGACTTGAGAAATACAAGGCCGTATCGTGGCAGGGCCGCCGGTGGAGTTGGATTGATCCGGCTTCCGAAATGAGCGCGAACCAAATCGCCCTCGGCCTCAACCTCACCTCTCCGTCCGCCATCATCCGCGACTCCGGGCGCGACCCCGAAGACGTCTTCGAGGAAATCGCTCGGGACAAAAAGGAGAAGGCGCGCCTCGGCATTGAAGATGTTCCGCTCCCGGGCTCACCCCAGGCGCAACAGCAGCAGCAGCAGAAACCAAAACCAAAACCAAGCAATGACTAACGAAGAACAGCAGGAACTTTCAATGAAACGCTCCCAAGCCATCATGGCAGTGGCGCAAGCGTGGGGAATCCAAACGCACGTGGGGCTGACCGCCCTTGTGACGGCGATCGGCAACATCCAGCTTCTGGATTCCAAAAACCGCGATTACGGAACGCAGAACATTGCGCGGCACGGTGAAGTGGGCGTGATTGTGCGAGCTTCAGACAAGCTCGCTCGGCTTGAGACATTGGCCTTTTCAGGCCGCGCCCCAAACCATGAAGCGGTGATGGACTCGTGGCGCGACCTCTCGCTCTACGGTTTAATTGGTCAGCTCTGCAACGCTGGCGCATGGCCGGGACTTCAGCCGCAGCCGCAGCCGCAAGTTGTCACAATGGGCGGCCCGAGCGAAGCGCCTCAGCCTTTGGCTCCTGAAATTGTGCGGGAGGAGCAACCAGCCAAAGCCACTCCTGAAATAGTGGAAGAACCTCGCAGGAAGAAAACGCACAAGACCCGGCTGAAGCGGTCTCTTAATGTTCACCCACATGAAGGTTGACCTCGAAGCTTTTGTTGCCGAACCGCAGCGGCGGAGCGGCGTCTTTGAGGCTTCTACCGCAAACGCTGAAAAGCGAACCATTGAGCTTTCTTTCAGTTCGGAAATCGAACTGGAGCGGTGGCCGGGCATGCTTGAAGTGCTCAGCCACGAAGCAGGAGCCGTGCAGCTTGACCGCCTAAACAGCGGCGCTCCGCTCCTGTTTAACCATGACCTTGACGAGGTGCTGGGAGTTGTCGAATCCGCGAACATCGGTGCAGATCGGAAAGGCCGGGCGGTTGTCCGGTTTGGAAATTCCGAACGCGCTTCCGAAGTTTTTCGCGACGTGCAGGACGGAATCTTGCGCAACGTCTCCGTTGGCTACCGCATCAAGGAAATCAAACTCGACGAAAGCCGCGACGACATTGACCGCTACGTGGTCCGCTCTTGGGAACCTTACGAGGTTTCGATTGTGACGGTCCCGGCAGACACTTCCGTTGGCGTCGGTCGCTCGCTCAAACCTCCAACTCATCCCAAAACTATGGAATCCAATCAAAACGCCTCCTCTGGGGGCGCGCAGGCTCCTGACCTTGAGCACGTCCGCTCCGAGGCAGGAAAACAGGCGCTGGCGGGCGAACAAGCTCGCGTCGCCGCCATTCTGGACGCTGGCACGCAATTTGGTCAGCGTGAACTCGCAGAGAAAGCGCTCCGCGACGGTGTAAGCGTGGACCAGTTCCGCGTGATGCTCCTCGAGGCCGTTTCCAAGAGCAACGCCCGGATTGTTGAATCCTCGAAGATCGGAATGAGCGACAAGGAAGCGCGCGGGTTCTCCCTCGTGAAGCTCCTTCGCGCTCTGGCGGCCGAAAACCCTGAAGATCGGAAGCGTTTCGCCGAGCAGGCGGCTTTCGAACTGGAAGCGTGCCGCGCTGCCTCCGACCGTTACCATGGATCCGTCCGCGATAACGGGACCGTGCTTCCCATCGAGGTCATGCTCAGCGGAACCCGTGCGGGCGAAATCATCTCCGCCTCTGCTATCAGCGGCGGCATCACGACCGGCCCGAACGCCGTCCCGACTACGTTGCAAAGCGGCAGCTTCATTGACGTGTTGCGGAACAAGGCCAAGCTGCTTAGGCACACGACCGAACTTGCGGGGCTCATCGGTAACATTGACATGCCGAAGAAGATCGACGCCTCCACCGCAACTTGGGTGGGTGAAGACACCGCAGGCTCCCGGCAGGCGGTCAACTTTGGGCTCGTATCGCTGCGGCCCAAGACCGTCACCAACTACGCGGAAATCACGCGCAGGATGCTTATGCAGACTGCGATCGGCGTGGAAGGCGTGGTGCGCGAAGACCTCATGGCTCAGCTTGGGTTGGAAATCGACCGCGTGGGCTTTTACGGCACCGGGTTGAACAACCAGCCGACCGGGCTCAAAAACGTGTCCGGCATTGGCAGCGTCACCTTTGCGACCACCAACAAGCCAACGTTTGCCGAACTGGTGCAGATGGAAACCCTTGTTGCGTTGGCAAATGCTGACGTGGACGGGATGGTCATGTTTGCTCGCCCCGACTTCCGTGGCTACGCGAAGACCACTCGCCGCCTCAGCACCGCGACCGACTCGAACACCATCTGGGAGCCGGGCAACAGCGTTAACGGCTACCCGGTCGAGGTCACCAACCAGATCGTTTCCGGCGACATTTTCTTCGGAAACTTCCGCGACCTCGTCATTGGCATGTGGGGCGGTCTCCAGATTACTGTGGACCCCTATACGTTCTCCACGCAGGGCCGAATCCGGATTGTCCAGTTCCAGGACATCGACTACGCGGTTCGCCGCGCGGCTTCGTTTGCATACGGAGCCTGAAACCCGTCCTAGCTAGGCGGGGTGGGGGGAGTTTCTTGGTTGCTCCTCCCGCCCCAACCTTCAACCAAGCCGCCATCTTATGAAGATCCGCTGCACCCAACAGTTTTTGCACCAAGGCGCACCCGTGAAAGTCGGGGAAACGGTCGAATTGGAAGATTTCACCGCGCGCTCAATCATTCAGCAGGGCTCCGCCGTTGAGGTGGTGGAAGAACCCGAAGCGCCCGCAGCGGTCAAACCCGAACCGAAGCGCGCGGCCAAAACCAATGAGTGATTTACGACCCAACCCCGCGCAATCGCACAACCAGCTCACGGTTGGCGCTTCCGCTCAGAACCTTTCTCAGCTTGGGCTGGACGTCCACCCAGACACAGTGCTGATGCAGTTTTACGTTGAGGGCGGCGATGTCCGTGTGACGGTAAACGGCACGGTCCCGACCGTTTCGCTTGGAATTTTGTGGCCAGCCGGAAGCCTCTGGGAGCTTGGAGCAGCCGAAGCCGCAGCCCTTAAAGTCATCCGTGCTGGGGCTCCAGCCACCCTTCAAGTTGCAGCTTTCAAAGACTGATTTTTCTCATGCGCCAAATCAACGCAGCTTCAGGATCTAGCGGCGGCGGCGGTGGTGGTTCGACCATCGACCGCGAGCTTGTCGTGACCACGTACTCGGTCAAAACCGCGTTTACCGGCGCCAGCGTTGGCGACACGATTACGCAAACGCAAATCATCGACGTTACAAGCTCGCCGTATTCGGTTTTGACGTTATGGCGAAACCAGACGACCAACACTGACCTCGTCAGTGCTCCAAGCGCTGCAAACCTCACGCTTGTCGGTTCTGGTTCTCTTTCTGATGCGCAGCTTCGTGCTTCGCCGGTTCCAATTGTGGTCACTGATGGGCTTGGGAATCCGATTACGTCCACCGGCGGCGCCCTTGATGTAAACATCAAGACTCCAACATCAATTTCTCAGTCACTCACAAATCTTGACGTTGACCTTGGAAACGTTGCGGACCCCGTTGCAACCAGCGACACTGGAAGCTTTTCGCTGATTTCTTTGGTTAAGCGGCAGCTTCAGAAGATCCCAAGCGCAATTTCCTCGATTGCTTCCTTCGATCAGGCCGGGCAACCTGTTCGTTTGGTTGGCCAAAACGTCACTGGCGCTGGGTTTAGTGCTGTCGGAGCGTCGGTCATTGACGCCTTTTTTGTGCAGACCCCTTTTGTTGGGGCTGGGGTGAGTTACAACCAAGCCAGCGGCTCAATCAACATCGCTAGCGGCACCACAACGAATGCTGAATTTTTGGCCCGCTCGGTTGCGCCTTACAGGGGCGCGATGCGAAAGCGGTTCACCGTTTTAGCCTCGCAGAGGATTGCGAACACAAACTTCGCTGTTTTGCTGGCTGACATTATCGGTGAAGGGTTAGCCGTCACAATCAACAGCGCGACCTCGATTACTGTGGCCATCCCCGGTCACACTTTTGACGCCACAAACGTCGGTCAGTTTGTTTTGGTTGGCGCCATTTCAGGAGCAGCAGGCGTTCCCGGACGATATGCCATTGCATCGGTTGTTGCTGGCGTTTCCATCACTCTTACGGTTGCAGGTTGGCCCGCTTCGGGATCATGTACGGCAACAATCTTTGGCCGGAATTACGTCCGGCACCTGTTCAACGGTACAACCGCAACAAATGCCGGCATTGACGCGCAGCGGAACGGCTGGGCAACAGGTGACACCACGGCAACGATCATCACCACGGCAAGCCCGGGTGTTTTGCTTCAAACCGAGCTTACCGGCCGGGAAATTTTCTTTTCGAACTCGCTGCGGGCAACTTCGACAGCGCCAAACTTCACGACAATCGGCTCTCGGTATGAAAACATACCGGACCAAAACGTCGATCTGTACGTCTTCCTATGGGCTTTCAACGGGACCACGGCTCCAGCGTCATCAACGACTTGGACGCTTGGCTCACTTTCTGTTGAGAACTTCCCGAACGTGCCGCTTTACGTGCAGGGGTTCCGGTCGTTTGGTCAGCAGAACGCAATCCCCGTTCAGCTTCAGTCCGGGACGGCTGCAAACGTTCTTGGGACAGTTTCGCTTGCCGCGGCGCAGACGCTTGCCAACGTCACCACGGTTGCGGCGGTTACGGCGGCAAACCTAGGCATCCCCGGCACGATTGCAGACGTGGCATCGGCCGCGCTCACAACGACCACGACCACGGCGGCTTTCACGCCGACCTTTGGATCGTGTTACGAAGTAAACGTCCCTGTAACTGCTGTGACTGGCTCCTCTCCAACGTTGGACTTTTCGGTGGATGAGTCTGACGACGCCGGGACAAACTGGTTTCGGGTTTATGATTTCCCGCGCATCACTGCGACCGGGATTTATCGCTCTCCGAAGCTGCCTTTGACGGGAAACCGGATTCGGTACGTGCAGACGGTAGGCGGTGGAACCCCAAGCTTTACTCGCGCGGTCAACAGGCTTCAAAGCTCAGACGACGCCGATTCAATCCGGCAAATCATCGACCGAACGATCACGCTGACAACGGGGAACTCTACAACGCCCTCGCTGAACGTGCAGAACTGCCGCAACGTGCAGCTTGTCATCAACCTTGGCGCGGCTACCACGCCCCCGGCGCTTCAGCTCGAAGGCTCCGAGGATGCCGGTGCGTCTTGGTACTCGATCGGCTCCCCGCTCACCGGCGTTGCATCCAGCACGGTGCAAGCGACGGTAAACAACGTCCAAACGCAGCTCATTCGGGCTCGCGTTTCCTCGGCCGGAGCAAGCGTGACGGCTGGATATGTCCTCATCAAGGGATTCTGATGATTGAGAATCTGAACGTGTTTTTTGCGGGGCTCGACGCTGCGGAAATGGTTTTCGCAACGTCCCCCGTGAAACGCGTGACGGCCTACTTCGACAACGCTTTTCAGGACATCAACCTGGGCGAAACGATCATGGACACGACCACGCCTAGGCTCACAGCCAAATGGGCGGACGTGAAAGACATTCCGCGCGGGACCGCCGTTACCGTGGGCAATGCGAGTTTCTCCGTGGTGCAGATTCAGGCAGAGGGGACGGGGCTCGCCACAATCACATTGGCGCACGAAGACTGAAGCCATGGCGCTCTCCTTCGATGCTTCCAATGGGCTTTTTGAGGTCATGGGGCACGGGGATTTTTCCCGCGCCGAAAACCTCCTTGGGCTTCTGCCCGAGCAGGTCACCAAAGCAGTCCGCACGGCTACCACAAAGGCCATGCGCTGGGCCGAGCGGGAAGGCGCTAAAAGGCTGGCAAACGTCACCAAGCTCTCGGTGCGCCAGCTCCGCGAAGCAACCCGTTACAAAGCCAAAATCCGCAACCGGCAAGGGCAGGTTCAAGGGCGCGTGTGGTTTGGGTTGAATGACGTTGCGCTGAAGTGGGCAGGGGCTACGCAAACCCCGTCCGGCGTCTCCTCGCGCGTGGGCGAATATCCCGAGGCGTTTATCGTTCAGAAACTCAACCAGCACGTCTTCCGCCGCAAAGGGGCGACGCGGCTCCCCATTCAAAAAGTTACCTACGGCATCCTGGGCACTTCCGAGGCAGTTTTGGCAAAGGTCGCGGACGAGGCGGCCAGAATGTTCCAGCAGCTCCTTTTCTCCGAACTCGACAAACTCACCGGCAAAGGTGAAGGCACCTCCGCTGCAATTCTTGGCGCATGAGCAACAACCTTTCAGTCAACATTGAAAGCCTTCATGCCGCCATGCTCGCGGCAATTCAGGCTCAATTCCCGACACTGGCAACTGTCGCTTATTACCCGCGCCCCGGGGAAAAGATCGAAACTCCGGCAGTCCTCCTTGAACTGGACAGCATCGAGGCGGATTCCCCGGCGCAAACCGGAACCGAGCAGCTCCCCGTTTTGCTCCGCTTCGCGGCGTATTGCGTGGGCTCCTACCACGACGGGCAAAAGCTCGCGATCCGCACGCTGGCGACCTCGCTCATGGCGTTCGTCAACCTCCAGCAATGGGGGCAGCCAGTCCGCGCTGCGTCCATCGTTGACGCGCGCCCGGACAACTTCCGGCAGGAGGGGAATAAGGAATACGAGGTGCTCCGGGTAGAGTTCACGCACGAGGCGCTCCTAGGCTCAGACGTGTGGCCCGATACCGGCAGCGTACCAACGCAGGTGTTCGCCTCGGGCGACGCCGAGCCCAACAATCGGATTGGCGAGCTATTCCTGCCTGACTACGTGAAAGTGAAATGAGCGCCGAGATTTCAGACATCGCCCGGCGCTTGGCTTCAATGGTGCGAGTGGGGCGCGTGGCCGAAGTGAACCACGCTCAAGTCCGGGTCCGGGTGACATTCGGGCCGGACGGCGGAAATAAAACGGCATGGCTGCCATGGATGACGGGCCGGGCCGGAGCAACGAAGGAGTGGAACCCTCCAAGCGTCGGTGAGCAAGTCGTGGTTCTCTCGCCCTCTGGCAACCCCGCAGCTGGCTTCATCCTCGCGGGCTCAATCAACTGGAACTCTAACCCCGCACCGGCATCCTCCGGCAACATCACCAAAACCGTGTTTGCAGACGGGACAACGATCACGCAGGACGCAATCTCGAAAGCGTACTCGGTGAGCGTGCCCGCTGGCGGTCAAATCAGCCTGGCGTGCGGCTCCTCCTCGATCACCATTGCGGACAGCCAGATCACCCTCAATACGCCGAATCTCGTCCTTGCCGCCAACAGCATCTCCGCCGCGAGCACTTCAGGAGGATCCGCTTCCGCAACGTTCAACGGCAACATCACTCAAACCGGCTCGATCACTTCCACAGGCGATCACGTGGCCGGATCAATCTCGCTCAAGACTCACCGCCACGGCGGCGTCCAATCGGGCGGCAGCAATACAGGCACCCCAGTATAACCAATCAAAACCATGGAACAGTTTACGCTTTCAAAGATTGCAGCTCGCGACCTCGGCGCTTGTGAAGAACCAAGGGGCTCTAACAAAGGACCGCAGATTGAGAAATTCCTCCGCGCAACCGACCTCGATGGAGATGGCTGGCCGTGGTGCGCCGCTGCGGTTTCGTATTGGGTCCAGCAGTGGGCAAAGCGCAACAACTGGAAAGGCCGAACACCGCGGATTGCAGGTGTTGCTCAGTTTCCAGTGTGGGCAAAACGCAACGGTCTGAAGTGTTCATTTTCGCCCACGGTAAACGACATCGTCATTTTCAAGTTTTCGCACATCGGCGTTGTCGAAAGCGTGGGCCCCGATTGGATCCAAACCATTGAGGGGAACACAAACGACGAAGGAAGCCGGGAGGGTTTTGAGGTCGCACGACGCAGGCGTGCCTTGGACCAGTGCCGCCTCTTCATCTCGCTCCCGCCCGTCGTGGTTTAGGCGGAAGAAAACGCACAAGACCGCCGGGGCTTCTAAGCCTTTAATCGTTTCCGATGCGCGGCCTCGATGCCAACACCGGAAAGCCGCTTGAAGGCTTCGCCCACTTAGTCCAGTCGATTCGGGACATCCTCACGACCCCAATCGGCACGCGTGTCATGCGCAGAGACTACGGCTCGCGGCTTTTCCAGCTCATTGATGCGCCCCTCAACGCGCGCACGGTGTTGGAAATCTACGCGGCCACGGT